GCTCATAAAATGTCATTCGCTCAGTTCCTTTATCATGTCAAAACCGGCTTCCTTAAAGATAGCCTCAACCTTGCTAAGATTCTCATTTAAAGCCTTCTCGAACATATGAGCGCCTTCGAAGCCTTTCGCCATAATCTTTCTTCGAATCAGAAAGTTAGCGCGTGCAAGTTCTTTTTCGTCGGTTATTCCAAGTTTCTTACGAAGCCAAGGGATTAATACATCAATCGGCATACCTTTACCGGCTGCACGTCCTTTTTCAATAACCTCACCATATTTTTGTTTGGTAGCAATTATCCCTTTAACTATTGGAGTTCCTTTACCCGGAATGTCATATTTTATTGAATTGATTAAGCCACCTTGAGCACCGCTTGCACCTTGAGGCGTACGGTCGATAACTTCTTTATGTAGAAGCAAAGTAGCCCTGGTAATAGCCGCATCAAGGTTTCTTTGGATAATTTCCGGGGCTTTGCCTGTCAGTAGCGCTCCGGATACATCAATCTTAACTTTTAATTCCATATACCCCCCCTTTTCATCTACCAGTACCATTGATATTTTAAGCCGCTCATTTCTTCGCGTTGGCTGCCTTTTGAGCCTTCTCCCAGCTTTTCAAATACTCTTCTTTTGTCCCCAATGACGGCATATAAGCCACATGCATACAGCCACAACGGATAACTTCACTTACTGGTGCTTTTGGGTCACGTGGGTACATCATACTGATACTTCCTACTAGAAAAGGCTCTTTGACGGGCATAATCGAACCATTGAGATTAAGGTGATAAATCCGGGCGCGTTGCGGATGTCCAGCGTGCAACCACATTTTCTGCACCTCCGGCAAAGTATCGCTAGCCTCTTCCATACTTTTTTGGCTTGCCATGCTGAAAGCGCGTCCCATTTCCGTTTGTGTAATCACAACGGCTCTTTCCTCAATGTTTTTGAAAACCGTTTTACCGTTCACCTGTGGTAAATTTTTGGGCAAATTCACGGCAATCGCTTGTGCAACCTCATATGGTGTTTTCTGCCCTAGAAGCCCAAGGGTTAATTCACCCTTAATTTTTAGAGCAGCATCTACCCTAAGCCCTTCAATTCTTCCCCAAGAAAATTCCTTCATTTTTTCCAGCCACGGATCAATAACATCCAACAAAGACCTTGATATTTGAAAATTGCCAATGCTGATTCCGGCGGCGTTTACCATTTCCGGCAGCATATTTGCCCCGGCTGCCCACGATTCAGCAAGCCCTTGTCCTACAACCTTTTTTGCCTCAACTTCAAATGTTGCCAAGTGTACATCAATAGAATCAAGCGTTTGTCTCAGTGTATAGGCTGAAAAGCCGGTTATGCTGCTATCCACCTGCGGTACTGATATTAATTCCACCAATACCTGCCGCCGAACCTCTTCCAGGATACGACGAATGGAGTCGCTTGCTGAAATGGTTCGCTTCCCTTGCTCAGTGAGTATGCCTGTAAGAATATCGGTTACTTTTGGCATGATTATATTTTCCCCTTTCCACTATTGCCCTGCTGCACCGGTCGCCTTGTCATCACTTCAGCAAAGATTCTCAGCCGCTCCGTTTCTTCCCTGGCAACTGCTTTTACTGCCTCCAGCCTCTTAAGTTCTGTCTAGTGTTTCTGATGGGCATTCCAAGCGGTACAACCGCTCCATGCGGCTATTCCGACAGTCATTACAAAGATGAAACCAGCGTTTGTCATTGAACTGCCTCACGAATCATTTTGTTGGTTTAAGGGAGGCAGGGTACAGCCTGCCTCCCTTTTGCTACCTTTTGCCAGCTTAGCGGTGCATGGCCGGGGTCTCACTGGCATTGCCCCTGATAGACCATAAAAGGAGGCTCACCCCTGCATTTACGGGGATAAGCGCCCACCCAAGTCTATGGTCTATCTAATCTCGACCGGGTAGGGACTTAATGCTATCCAACAACCGACTTGAAACCCCCACGGTAATCAACCACCTCTGCGTTATGGTCGTGCATGATCTTGTACTGTATCCGGCCACCGACGAACATTTGTCCGCCACCAGGATTATCAGCCACCAGCATGATAGGTTCCTGCTGACCGTTGAGAAAAGCCAATTCAACAATTTCGCACTCGTTAGGGTCGGCGAACATCATCCAATCATTAGGGTCGGTCATGAAGGGGCTTTTAATAAGCCCTTCCGGCTTGAAGAAATTGAACATGGAGTTACCATCCTCAACTGACACGGCTTGAGGATTGAAGTTATTAACGTTGCTTACCAGGCCATCCAATTCAGAAGGGAAGGCCACCGTAACAGGTACGAATCCAAGGCGTTCGCCGCTGTCAGGCTCAGTCTGATTAAACAAAGCTGTTTTAGCCGCCTGTGCCGCTGTAATACCATATGCCGCTGATCCAAGATTATTATGATCTACGTGGAAAATGGCTTTGTTATCGCCTTTGTAAGTGGCATTAGTGAGAAATGGAGTCCAAACGGTACGCGCAACTGTACGGCGTCCGGCACGGGGAAGACGGCTAATAATTCTTTCAATAAGTCGCAGATCGTTGTTAATGATGGTTTTGCGGTTAATCGTAATGATCCCGCCCTTTTCCTTCAAAGCGTATTCGACCTTTTCGTCTGATACTTCACCAAGATCCGGATAATCATCAGTATCAGTGTTGATAGTCGGCAGATCGCCATAATAACCAATACGGATAGATTCCAAGGGCCGGAAGTCGGTTGCATTACGAATATTGTTACCAACCAGACGGGAGACACCATAATCAGTGAATTCGCGATAATCCTGAGTCAGGCGCCGGTACAAGGTATTGCCCAAAGCATAGGCAAAAGTGGTCTCACCATATGCGGCCTGCATACGGCTTAACTGCTGCGGGTTAAGAAACCCGTTAATATCAGTATCGCCGGTCATTTCTACATATGCTGCCCGAAGATTTGTGAAGGCCGGAACTGTGCGAAGATCATCGGCAACCTTGACCCTAAGCATTCCATCGAAGGCGGCCTGTAGTTTATCCAATGGAGCGTGCCCCACACTAACCCGCTGATACCCGGCACCCTGAACACTCCCTGAAGGAAACATCTTATCAAGGGCTTCTTTTTCCAGCTTTATGGCAGCCTGTAATACTCCAAGTTCCGGTGCTGTTCCGCCAAACATCTTTTGCACCTTTTCCTGCACTGCTAAAGGAAGTCCGCTTTGTCCCAACTCAGCTTTTAAAACCGCTCCTGATAACCTTTGCTCCATTCCTATTGTCATATGATTTTCCTTTTCGGGCTTGTGCCCTTTTTAGATATGCCCGTAAGTGGGCAGGGTAAATGGTCGTTAGTTCTGATCCTGGCAAAAGATCAATAATTGTTCGGATAAAAGTTGTTCACAAAGAACTATCCCTTTGTATTTTGTTGCTTCAGTAATAGTGCTGGCTTGGCTTGCACTGATCCGAACAGAGAACTCGGAACCGCTAGGGAATACTCTTTTAGTTAATAAAATAAGGCTTTTCGGTGGCCGCTTCCTACCATTGCTTTGATAGGTTTTTTTGATGCAATAAGAGATGGAGTTCACCCAGCTTTCGTAAATCTTAAAAGTGCCGTATTCAGATTTTGCGTTTTCCATTTATTGCCGCTCCTTTTTCCCCACTATGCTTCTCAACTGCTCATCATTCCTTCTGACAAAATCGACTATTTCGGCATATGTCACCCGACGGTTATTGCCCTGCAAAAAGCTCTTAAGACAATCAGGACGAACCATATTGCCGGCTGCATCAACAGCGTATTTTCTGAGAAGTCGCCAAAAGGACTGCGCATTAATTCCAAAAAGCTCACATACTTCCCGCAAGGTATAGCTACCTCGAACCGGCAGATTGAGCACGGCAAGCGCTGCCTTGACGGTCTTTTCTGCCTGAAGTGCGTTAAAGGTTGCATAATTTACGGCGCATGCTTTGCCGTGTGCCTCTTGCCTGGCTTCGCGCTGTTGGTCATTATTGCGGCGGATGAAGCCCAATATTTCCAGATACGACACTCGGCGGTTAGTGCTAAGAACTAAGCATTTCAGGCAATCAGGTGTAAGCAGCTTGCCGGTTGCGTCTACTGCGTATTTTCTTGAAAAACGCATTATTGTTTGTTTCGATATCCCCAAAATAGTGCATACCTCTGTTACGTTATAAAACCCACGAACCGGCAGGCCACACGCGGCGAGAGTCGCCCGCAGGGTCTTTTCTGCTGCCAGAGCGTTAAGGTTAGAGCTGTTCATGCTGCCCCCCCTTGCTATTGCGGTGAAAGAAGCTCACCAATTCGATGTATGTTATCCGGTGGTGTGTCCCTAAACGGAAGGATTCAAGAGAATCAGGACGAACCGGCTTGCCGGCAGTGCCATGTAAATAGATTTTGGTCAGACGATAGAAAATAGGCTCTGTTATCTCTAGAATTTTACAAACTTCCGCCGTTCTATAGCTGCCACGAAACGGCAACCCGCATTCTTTCAGCCTTTCTCGTACCGTCTTTTCCGCCCTGGTTGCTTCTGGCGTCGCCTGGCTCTCTCCCATCCATTCCCCCCTTATCAAAACGCCTTTGATTTATGCCCCAAGTTCCCTGTTCTGCTGATACGCTGGTGAAGTGCGATAACTACAGGCAAAGCAGCGATATACATCTTCATCACGGATATCGTTATAACGTTCAGGGGCGTTCACCATGTACCCCTTGCAGCGTGGGCAGCGGCCCTGAAATACCGCGAACCGGCGGCGCTCTTTCTTTACCGGTTGCCGCTCAATAAGCTCTTCTTCAAAGTCATCTCCCATAAGCGCCAACAGGTCACGCTGAAGGCCGGTCAGCTCGCCTGCTGTCTCTTCTTCCAGCTCGTCAACTTCGTTAAGAGCTTCTTGCAGCGCCTCCGCCAGCGCCTCTTTCAGCGGCTCCGGGTCAAGATCTTCTTCAGGTTCACCACTAAAGAAAACTACCGGCTCAGGCCGTTCTAGTTCCCGCTGCTGATCTTCCAGCCCACAGCAACCGCTACAGCGGCAACCCCTGATCCGGTGCCGGTTCTCTTCGCAGTGAAGAGCGGTGAGCCTGGCATGATAACGGTTGCAGTAGAGGGCATTGTCTACAAGCCATTCCTCTGTTGATTGCGCCATCTGCATTAAGGCCGTTCCGATAATGTCTTGATGCGATATTCCAGCGCTTCAATCTCTTCTCCCTGCCTTTTGATAGTCTCCTGAAGGCGGTCATATTCACCCCGGCTTATAGTTACTTTCTCTACTGTTCCCTGAATAATCGCCACGATCCGCCCCCTACACTTCATTTCATGTTCAACCTGGTTTGCTCATCAGTCCCCAGCCGACAGTGCCTACAGCCTGCAACCATTCATCGCCATACGAAACGCCACGGCAGCGGCGCGGTCAGCACCAGCTCGCCG